ATTCAATCGTTGATGATTGTCATTCGTTCGACATCGCCGACGCGATGCCCATCTCTCTTATAAAGCATCCATGCATATTGGTAAGCAGCATCCCAGTTATGGGCAGGGAATTTGTAATCTGCGATGTCGCAAGCATCTTTGTTGAAGAAGACAACAAGAAACTCAACCATTTCGTTCTCCGTAAATTTGTTATTAATCAAAACCACAACGCCAGTATAACACACTCACAGAAAACCGCAACCAGAAAAAACCCGCGTCACGTTTCCGCAACACGGGAAAAAGTGCATCACTGCACTCGGAGACACCATGAAACCCTCAATCGCGTTTCTCACCGCGCCGCTCGAAGTTTTCCAAAATCCACACCTTGATTTCGGAAACCTCCAATTTCATGCGCGTCATCATATACGCAATCAAAACGTTGACCAGCACAGAGCCAACATGAATGTACGATTCGATATCGGCGTTAGCAATATTTTCGAGTGCCATGATTTTGCATCCTCACTTTTTATAAACCAAAAAAGCACCATACAAAAGTACGAAGCCCACAATAACGACAACGATTCGCTTGCTTGCTTTGCCGAACCACGCCGAGATTTGATCGCACACCGCGCAGCCCGAGGATTGGGCTTGCGCGTTGGTATCTTGTTGTGCCTGTACGGCGTCCCGATTGACATACCCACCCGCTTTGCACATGCTCAGCGCCCGCAGATACCAGGGGCAATCAGCGGTCACAGCGGCGGAATCGTTGGTGCAATTCGCACCGAAGTATTTGCACGAAAGCGCTGCGTAAGACCAATCACCGGCCGCGCCAAGCTGCGCATTGGGCGGAACCACGCCTCCATTAGCCTGCGCCACCTTGGCATAGACATTTGGAGACAGGGCGTACGGATCGTTAGGGTGCGCGATGATTTCGTCAAGCGCGGCCTGGGCATACGGATCGTATGTGGCTTGCGTGACCATCAGGCATTCGACCGATATTGAATAACCGCACCCGGCGCGTTAACCACCGATGCCGCAACGTCCGAACCCTGCGCGCCCTGGATCAGCGCCTTGTCGAGGTCGGCGGTGGAAAGCCCACGCGCAAGCTGGGTTTGCCAGAACGCTGACCCGGCCTCTTCAGCGTGCCGCCCGAACAGCTTGACATACTCAGCATCTACCAGGGCGGCATTACCGGTCAACGCGGGCGCGGTGTTGTGGTCGGCAGGGTTGCCTACCGGTTGCACGGCATTACCCGCAGGCGGCACATGGCTCACGTCGCCCAGGTTCGGCGCGGGCAGATCGGGCATGGCGGGCGCTTTCACCGTCGCCAAAGTCACTTCGGCGGGGTCCACACCGGGCGGCGCGGCGCTAGCTGGTGAGCCGGGTGGATTCAGGCCGACCGGTGTGTAGGCAGTGATGACCGGATTGTAGCCGGGAAGCGAGACAGGTTCTTGCACATTAACGGCTTGCGCCTGCGCGGTATTGTCGCCCATCTTGCGGATGACAACGAAAGCGCCGACAGCGAGAACCGCGCCCACCCCAACAATGATAATGGTTTCTTTGGTGTCCATGATCCGCGCTTAGAAAATCGACAGCAAGCCGCCGACAAGCCCACCGAGCAGGCTATTGTTGGATTGGGTCTTGGCAACCGATGTTTGATTGCCGCTGATAGTTTTTGCGATGTCGGCGTTGGTATTCGCCTGCGCGATGGCGACTGCGGCGGCGTTATTGGTCTGTTGCAGCGCGACACCCGCCTGCGCCAGCCCGAGATTTTGCGTAGCGGTAATCGATGCTTGCGCGGTCTGCGCCTGCATGTTGGCGATATACTGCTGCGTCTGGTTCGCTTGCTGATTGGTGGCGATGGTCGTATTGCTGGCGATTTCCGCGATGTGCGTCGTCGCGTTGGCCTGAATCTGCCCCAGCGTCACGGCAGCGGCCTGCTGCTGCGCCGCCTGATTGGCCGCAATCCCAGCAAGCTGCACTTGCGCGGCGGCGGCGGCGTCCGCTTGGTGCGTCTGCGTGATGCTCGCCAGTTGCGCGAGTGACAGCTGTCCCGTGATCGCATTGGCCTGTTGCTGGGTCGAAGTCTGCGCCGCCAGCGATGTTTCTTTGTACTTCTCCGCCGCTTGCTGGGCATCAAGCGTCAACGCGAAGTTATTCTGCGACGCCTGCGATGCCGCTTGCTGGGCAAGCTGCGCCTGCTGCGCCGACAGCTGGGCAAGCGCCGGATCAACGCTGGTAGACTGCACCGAGCCACCGCCGCCACTACGCGAAACGATATACAGCAACCCCAGGCCACCAACGCCGATCAAGGCATATTTAACCCAGGGCTGTTTGATTGCGGCTTTGATATCCATGCCTTACACCCCGATGGTATCGTTGTTCTTGATCAGCGGCGCATTGCCGATACCCACCGCCATCTGGCCGGTGCCCAGCAGATCGGCGATCACGGGGGTATGGTTCGCATAGACCTGCGGGGGCTGTGTGATCTGCCAATATTTACCCCCGGTCACGCCGTTCTGGGTCACCAGCTGCCCCGCGCCCTCGACGGAGTTGGCGGGGTAAGTCTGGAATTGCGCCAGGGTAGCGCGGCGGGCGGTGTCCTGGGCGTTCGGCGCGGCGACGCTGCCGAACAAATAGCCGAACAGAAAGTTCATGGCTGCACCCGCTTAGGCGAACGAACCGTAGCTAGGGCCGGTGTAGGCAGAGAAGCCAGAGCCGCTAGTCACGGGCGACAGGGCAGTGCCGAGCGCACCGGAGAATGCACCGGATGCCGATTTGAGAACGTTGGAGGTATCGCTTTGCTTGGAAACCAGCACGCTCAAGATTGCGACGCCGATAATCGCGGTAACGATGACGACCACGCCATTCAGAAGTTGGTTCATGTTTTACTCGCTTGTATGAGTTGGTTGAAACCGTTAATAATCGAATTGCCTTGGCGGTATGACGCGATAAAGAACGCGATAACTATCAAGACAAGAAAACTGGTGGATATCGGGCGAAGGCGTTGGGAAAATCCCATCGCGCCCACCACGACAATCAACAGCGCCCACGCGACGAAGTGTTTTCCATCATCGGCAAACTGCGTTAGCAGTTCTGTTTCTTTGCCGCGCACACCCGCCACAATCAGGATGATACCGACAAGCGCGAGGAAAATGGGCATTCAATTCCCCGCAAACAAAATTTGGTAATAACGAACAGCCGAACCACGCGAGAATGCGTACAGCACAAAAACGAATAGCAGCCACGCAATGATCCGGCCCATAGCAGCCCCTTAGGCGATGCCGATTTTTTGCGCCAGCGCGGGGAACTTCGCGCCCAGGATATAGGCGACGACCACGGCAGCGACCAGTGCGAAAGTGATTTTCATGCTTCGATTCCTTTATTGATGTAGAAGAGAACACGCGACCACAGGAAACTGATGATGATAATCAGCCCGAAAAACAGGAACCAGTGGAAAGCGTCCATGTCGGTGTTGAACGGCTTCTTGACCCACGCGACCATCCGCGTGACCAAGCCGCCGCTTTGGGTTTCGTCCATTGCGGCGGCTCCTTATCAGGTCGATGCGGCCAGGGTGCCCGCGTTGACCAGCTGCGACACGTTCGCCAGCGCTTCCCAGCCGACCAGTACCTGCGCGTTGGCGTTGACGGTGGCAGGGTTCAGCACCAGATTGGTGTTGCCGGTCTGTGTGGTGAAGATCGGCTTGTCACGGTGATCGAAGTAGTAGACCGGCACAGGCGGGTCGGTCAGCAGCTTGCGACGCGCCAGGGCGGCCCAGGTGTACGGGTCGGCCTTGCGGGTGTCGGTGTAGTTCGCGGTGCGGAACGACCAGTAATTCACGTCCGAGCCTGCAGCCGGGTACACGCCCGCGTTCTGGTTGTCGAACATCGCCGTGGTGGACAGGAAGTGGCGGAAGTTTGAGTAACCGATGTAGAAGTCCTGACCGACATTCATGCCGGTCAGGCTGGTGTTCTTGAATTCGTAGATGGTGTTCAGGTCCATCGTCGGCAGGATCGGCGCGCCGTTGACGGTCGGCAGCTGGTCCAGATAGGACTGGTACACGGTGATGGCGACATTGGTCAGCGTCACACCGGCAACAGCGCCCGCGCCCTGGTACATTGCCAGGGTCGGGTCGGCGGTGTTGGCGACGACGGCCTGCGCGGCGGTGGACAGGTTCAGCTGCAGGTTCATGGTGGCATTCACCACGTTGGCGTAGATCGCGCCGGTCAGGTCAGTTTCGCTGTACGCCAGGGGGACCCAGTAGTACATGGAAATGTTGGCCGAACTGTTGGTGGCGATGGTCTGCGGGGCAGAGATTACGTTCCAGTTAGAGCCGTAGCCCATCGGGGAATCGGACGGTGTGGACGACAAGAACGGGCGACCTTGCTTGGCCGAATCGATCATGGACAGGTGCCAGCCGCTGGTATTGATGCGCTGATAGTTTTGCAGGTCGGTGAATACCACGCTTTGCAGCAGGTTGGCCGGGCCTTGCGGGGTGCGGGTCAGCACCGAGGAACCCGCAGCGGGATTGGTGATGGTGGCGGTCATACGCACCAGGAAACCCTTGATCAAGCCGACGTTTTGCGGCGCGATGTTGATCTGAGTCTGGTTCGCGGGCTGGACGGTTTGCGCGTTGATACCTTGCAGCATCGGATACGCCTGTTGCAGCACGGCGTTGCGGTTCGCCATGTTCTGCGCGACGGCCTTCTGCGCTTGCATTGCTACCTGCTGGGCCGGGGTCAATTGCTGGACTTGTGCCATTTTGCTGGTTCCTTATTTGGAAAACGGTTTGATGAATACGACTTCGCCGATGATGAAACCCAGGACGATCATCAGCAGGATGATCGCCCAATTGAGCGGGTTTTTAATCAGCTCCACATTGATGATGGAGTCCATTTAGGCCCCCGCGCCGTCATCACCGGAATTGCTGCGCGACTTGATGAAGCTGCCGAGCGCGGCCAGGGCGGCGAAGCCGATAGCGGCCATCAAAACGACAGTGATCCAGTTCGGCAGGTTCCAGGTGAGAATATTTTCTTCGCCCATGCTAACCCCACGTAAATTAATCGGAAATGGAAAAATTAAATTGATGCAACAGATTAAATCTTACACGCTTGATTAATTAAATCAAGCTAATTTTGTATTTCGATAGATTTTCACTATCAGGGCGTGGCGGATTCATGCGCGACTCGAAAATCGCCAGGATTTGCGCGGGCGGCGGGACGGGCGTAAGAATTTCGGCGGAATTGTCGCCCACATCGTAATAGATGGAATGGCGCTTCGGCAGCAAATGCTTGTCACCGATCTTGGAACCCATGAATTCCTCAAGGTCGAGCGGCACATAGGATTGAATGCGCTTGCGGTCGTCCTTGTCGGATAAATGGAACAGCATGAAAAACTCCGACTCGGAAATAGCGAACCGGCAGATACCGGATGGGCGCTGTGAGACGGTAATCATAGGGATTTGCTTTTCGCGGCCCTGCGTATAAAGCGCGATCAGGCCGGGCGAACGCGGATCGATGTTATATGCTTCATCGATATAGACGCCAATGCCGCCGACCGACCACACATAATGCAGCAGGTCTTCTAATTCATCATCATCATGCACCGGCACGTGATGATAAATAAAGATGCCCGGTTTATTTGGGTCGGGGCGGAACGAGTTTTGGACTTTTTTAGCGCCCGGAATCGCGTCAATCAATTTCGTGCGCTTCTGATTCAAGATGATCCACGGGCGAGTGAGATAGTCAGCCAGCGACAAAATCCACACGGCCCCGGTAGTTTTGCCGGTGCCGGTTCGCCCATGGATCGCAATGCGGTCCTCACTGGAAATGAGGCGCATAGATTACTGCACCCCGGCAGGCATTTCAAAGCCGCCCGTCAAAGGGGCATCCGCCGCCTTGAGCGGAAATTGACCATGCACCACGGAGCCGGTTTCCTGGGCGGGTGCGGTTGGCGCGACGCGCTGCGGCGCAGACTTGTTGCGTTTCTCGCTGGCGCGGCGCAGCTTGATCGCGCCGAAGCGCGGCCCATACACCATGCCGACGGCGGCAGCAAGATTCACCCAGGCCATCGTCTTGGGATCGGCGGTCACGCTATAGTGCGAGGCGACATCGGCGGCGGCGTCCGCGATGGATTTGGCTTCCGATTCGTCCAGGCGCAATTCTTGCGCGCCAGTAAAACCGGCCACCATCTCATGTAGAGACAGCATGATTTTTGCCAGACCTTTTACAGACGCTTCAGACGCAGCGCCGCTTTTTGGCTTGGGGCCGCGTTTGCTGCCTCCGCTTCCTGCTGGACGACCACGGCCCCGCTTGGGTTGTTCACTTGGACCGGTGCTGTCGATTCCGCTTCCGACGCTGGCGGGGTCGGTGATGGCGAGTCCGCCGATTTCATTGCCAGAACCAGCGCTTGCATTTCCGCCAGCGTCGCCATCGTTGCCATGTTCTGGGCTTCCATCGCCGCTTGCGTTTGGGTCAGTTGATTTTCGAGCCATGATACTTTGTCCTTGAGTGCTTGGGCCTCGTTATTGGCCTCTTGAATTTCCGCCGCCGCTTGGGCGACGACCTGGGCGGTTTGAACTTCCGCCATGACCACGGCAGCGTCGGCGGCTGCGACTGCGGTTTGCGCCGCAGCCGCCGCTACCGACGCATCCGTTTCAGCGCCCACGACCTGGGCGGCGATATCGGATGCGTCCATGGTTTAGCCTTGCGCCGAGATGGCCGGCACTTCCGGTACGGCCAGCTCCGGGGTATCGTGGCCGAACTGTTTGGCGACCATCTTGACCACGGGTATGGCCGCGAACAGCAGCGCCTCGATACTGGCGATGCGGGCGTCCAGCGTCGGATTGCCGGTCGATTTGGAGATTTGCCCAGCGGCCAGGGCGGCGCTGTCCACTTCGGGCGCGTTGCCTTCCGCGACCTTGAAAACTTCTTCGGCAACGTGGCCAACGCCATCCACCACGGAAACGACCGGGCCAGCGCCGGGGATCGCGGCCAGGAAGGGCGCGGCAGTGTCCAGGAAGCCGGTCACTTTTTCCAGAATGGATTCGATTTTCGACAGGCGCTCGGGTACTGGGATGCTGTTTTCTGCGTCACTCATGATTTTATTCCTTCGTTTCAAGTTGATTGGGGTCTTGCGGTTGTTCGGTTTCGATGCGCGGCATATCGATTCCGAGTTTTTCAGCGATGCGCCGCTGAATTTCGTTTGCGACGGCTTGCTGCGCTTCCATATCGCGCAGCCGCGCATCAAATTCTTGAATCTTTGCGACGTTCCAGTTAATGAGCGTCTGAATTTGCGGCTTCGCGTTTTGCGCAAGCACCAGCAATTCGCTTGCAGTTTTCTTAACTTCGTCGGAATCCAAGCCGGTGGCTTTGATTACCGCGTTGATCAGCATTTCGGCTCCGAGTGCCATTTTATTTTTCTCCTTTTATTTATTTTGTGCCGCCAGCGCAGCACGAAAAGCGACGATTCGCGGGTCGGAATCGTCAAGAACTACGTAATTCGCGGGAAACGGATCATTTTGCGGCTGACCGTATTCGGTGACAACGTTTTTACCGTCATCGCTCAAACTGACATAGCATTCCATGTTAAACCCCTTTACTGGTTAGGCGCGACGTATGGATTAATATAGCCGTCGGTGTACAGACTCAAACTATTACCCGCGCCGACTTGATAATAAATTTGAGACGACGTGTTGGTTGCAAACATATTGTTGACGCCTACCAAAACATTGTTACAAATATTTTGGCCCGGCGCGGAAGAACCCATTTGTGGCGACCAGAATGTCCCGGAATTATTGCAATGATATTCAACAATCGGGAATGTGGTCACGTTTGGTGGAGTGCTCATGGTCACAAGCGTGGGTGTAGTCGCCGCGCCTGAGACAAGATCGGATCGTTGCGCTTGCCAATAAAAAGTTTGCCCAATCTGTTTGAATGGGACAATTTGCGCCGTCGCATTGGTCAGGAACGAGCCTATATAACGAAACGCGGTCGTGCTGGCCGGTTTATTCGCGGCGGTAATCGAGGTATCAAAATACACATCGTAATTACCGCCATTGATGATCGCAAATACGTGATACCACGTTGACGCGGCGATGGTCAGACCATTGCCCATACCCTTGTTGCCCGTGCCAGCCGCCCACGCTCCGGTGGTGGACTTGGTGAATGCGGAACCACCATTGATCATGACAGCGTTCGCGGAATCGGACGCCCATCCGACAGCGACATCGAGTACGCTATTGGGAGTAGTACCGTCGTTAGACAATGCGAAGCCGCTGATGTGACCGTTAATCACCGACACGCCCGTAGCACCGGTGTTGGTCAGCGTGCCGCCCGAGAACGAAAGTCCAGTACCGATAGTGACGTTGGAAAAGCCCCCCGAACCGTTACCATACAGGATCGAGCTACCCAAGGTGGCGGGCGCATAATCAGTGCCGCTCGTCGCGATCGATAGCGCGCCCGTGCCGGTGGTGGATTTGACGATCCCCGAAGCCAAGCCCGAAGTGCCCGCGCTGTAATCGGTGCCGGACGTTGCCGCCGAGATGGCGGTGCCATTACCTTTCAGCAGACCCGTCACGGAAGTGCTCAACGTGATCGCGGGCGTGGTCGTTGGCGTGGCGACGGTGCCCACCAGCCCGTTAGCGCTCACCACCGATACGCTGGTGACAGTGCCGGAAGAACCACCGGAGCAGGAACCCCAGGAAGGATCTGCGGAAGCGCCGCCCGACAAAAGGCATTGGCCGGAAGTACCCGCGCTGGTCGGTACAACATTCGCGGTTCCCTGCCCGATCAAAACACCGTGCGGGGTGAAAGTCAGCGGGCGACCACCAGGGCCGACTTGCGGCGTCACCTGGGCGTGCGCCCCCAGCATTGCCAGCGATGCCGCGAATGCGATAAACGATTTATATAGTTTATTCATTTTTACTTACCATTGTTTGAGGGTGAAAGGCGTGGCGGCGGTGTCCGCGATGACGTTGATCGCGCCGGTGCCGGGCTGGCGAATCGATGCCAGCGGCCCCAGCGTGATCGTGCCGGGCGAACCGATGGCGGCGGCCGCGCCAATATTGATGCCGAGCGTCGCAGCCAGCGACAAATTCTGAATAAGAAATTCCTGGCGGTTAGCATTCGCCGCCGCCGCCACAGTGTTAGCGACGCCCACGGAGCCGGAATTATCGGTCACGGTGTCGGGTGCCTCCGTCATTAGCACCTGCACCTTGTTGTTGGTGACAGTGGCGTCAAGAATCGCATCTTGCACTTGGACGGTGCCGACGGGATTAAATTGCACCGCCGAACTTGCCCACTGAGCGGGCGGCAGCGCGGCATTGATCAGCTGAATTTGCGCCTTGCCATTGCCCGCCGATGAGACAGTGAATTTCGCTTTGTCGGTGACGAGGATCGGATACACGCCCTGGCTGGTCGGCCCGACAGCAATTGACTGCGTGGTGTTCGCAACCGTCACGGTGATGGCCTGATTGTTTTGCGAATTGTCGATAAAAATCGACTGGATGATTTCGATTTGCCCCAAGTTTTTAAGCTGGGTTAGATCGACATCGAAAATCGCGCCGGTCGAAAAATCGAAGTTGACGGGGACGGCCTTTGCCCCGCGTGGTGGCGTCTTGCCGGTGTCTACTGGCTGAATCGCCAAATTGGTCGCGACTGGATTTCCCATTTAATTTTTCCCCGCTATAGAAAAATGCTATTAAATTCCAAGAAATAATAGCATTTTTCGGCGGCAAGTCAATTAATTAAATTTGGGCAAATTAGCCGGACAATGGTAGGCCGAAGTGATGCAGGGCTTGGAGGATGGCCTGTTCGTAGACTATCGAGCCGTTGTACTTGATAGCGAATTTCAATCGCGAATCATGATTTTTTGCAAGGTTGTCGGGTGTAAAATCCTGTAGTCCGGCCCGCTTGAGAAAGGCCAGGAAGCGCGCCTGCTGCGCTGACTGACTGACAAGGTACTCGCCGATGGGCATGGGGAAGTCATCGGCGTAGATGTTGAATCCCATCAGCTGGTGCGCACCGAAGCTTGTCGAGTAGATCATGCGGGCGGTGGCGTCGCTGCAACGGTTGGCCGACTTGATGCGCGCCAGGATATCCATCACTACTTTATTGGGAGCCGCATTATCGAATTTCGCATACGTCGCTGGCTCGAAACGAATTGCCGCCGTGGTATCGCGTGACTCAATCCAGGCGATCAATTCAGACAAAGAAATATTTTCCATTTTTCTCTCCTTCAAATAATTAATGATGAAAAAGATTAGCACGAAGGGAATTAGCAAACAAGATTTGGCGGCACAAAAAGCCGCGCTCAAAGAAGCGCAGAAAGCCGCTAATGCGCAACTCCGGGCATTTCGTCACGATGTCGCCCAGCTAAAAAAGAAAGGGCTGTTGGATAAAGCGTATGATGCGCGCAAGGTCAAACCGACACGTTATTTAAAGACACAGTTAAAGCGATTCGCAGATGTCTTGTCCGGGGAAGCGCAGCCGGTCAAGGTGTCGAAAGAAAAAGCAGCAAAATATGCGGCGCAGGGTTATAAAGTCAAAGCGGGGCGCGTGGTGGTCCCGAAAGCCAAGAATGAAAAAGTGTATGCGGCGAAAGAGGGTTTTCGCATTAAAACGACCACAAAAACAGGTTCCATTACACGCATCGACACAGGATTGCATTTATCCAATTTGCAGGAATGGGAAAAGGCGTTGCGCTCAACTGATTTCAAACTTAAAAAAGATGAACGCATCGCGTTTCAACTTTACGGCAATAATTCGTATCAGACATTTATCGATGTCGAACACTTATTGATGCGGTTGCAGAATTATGCGACGTATGAACAAGTGGAGGCGTCCAACGATCCAGATAAACAAGAGCAGTTTATTACCAATGTTGTTATCTTCAAATTCCAACGCGGCACAAAAATGCCCGAAACGGGCGCGGCGGAAGAAATGCGCGCTGCGCGCCTCGCCAAGCAAGCCGCCGTGCGACGCGAATATGTCGAGCGCATGACGCCCGAGCGCCGCGAAAAATATAACACGCAACGCGCCGAGGTCGAACGCAAACGGCGCGAACGCAAGAAAAAACAAATGACGCCCGAGCAAATAGAGGCGGAAAAAGAGAAAGCGCGCCAACGCGCCAAAAAATCATACTCGGAGCGGAGTGTCTAACGTGGGAAAAAGGATAGCGGTAATTGATGCCGAGACGGACCCTTTCAAATTCGGGCGCGTCCCAAAGCCGTTTTGCTGGGGTTTCTATGACGGTGAGATTTACAAGGACTTTTGGAGCAATTCGCTTTTGGGTTGCACTGAAATGCTGCTGGATTATTTAGCGAGTCGAGACGATGAACTACTCATATACGCCCATAACGGTGGCAAATTCGACTTTCTATTTTTCATTGAAAAACTGCTGGGGAAAATACGCATCGTCAACGGGCGGATTCTTGAGGCATACCTCGGTAAGCATACGATTCGTGATTCCTACGCGATTTTACCAATCAGTCTTAAAAAACTTGGGGCCGGTAAAAAAGAAATTGATTATGCACTGATGGAAGTCGAATACCGCGAGGAAAACCGCGCCGAGATTTTGGAATATCTTGAGGCCGATTGCGTGGCTTTGCATAAGGTGGTGTCGGCGTTTATCGATAAATTCGGAACCACACTCACCATTGGCAGTACCGCGATGAAGGAGTTCAAGAAATTCCATAAATTCGATACCTTGTCACAGGCCGATGACGAATTTTTCCGCAATTATTATTTTGGTGGGCGCTGCCAGTGTTTTGAGACGGGCGTGATTCAGACGCCGGTCAAGGTCTATGATATCAATTCCGCCTATCCCGATGCGATGGCAAAAATGCGTCACCCGATTGGCAACCGCACCGAGATTAATAAAACCATCGGGCCTAATACTGCGTTTGTTTGCTGGGAAGGCTTAAACGCAAATGCTGTGCCGGTACGCACGAAAGACGGATTAGATTTCAACGTCAAACAGGGCATATTCTGGACTTCCATTCATGAATGGAACATGGCCCTTGAATACGATCTGATTACGCCGAAGCGCATTATTCACGTTGTCGATTTCGATAAGTGGATGACGTTTGAGGCATTCGTGGATTATTTCTACACGATGCGGAAGTTTGCTGCCGCGAACGGAAATAACTTCGATGAGATTTTCTATAAACTGATTTTGAATAGCGCATACGGCAAGTTTGCTCAAAACCCGGAGCATTACACCGATAGCATCATCTTACCGTGGGGAGAAATACCAAGTGAAGAATACACGATGGAATACCGGCACGATCAATATGCGATCTGGTCGAAACCAGCTTATTCACATGCTCGATATAATGTCGCCACGGCGGCGAGTATTACGGGCGCTGTTCGTTCCGTTCTCCTTAAAGGGCTGGCGAATTCGACTCGACCATTGTATTGCGACACCGATTCAATTTTCTGCAATGAGATGGTTGGCGACTTTGACGCGAAAAAACTCGGCGCGTGGAAATTGGAGGCGACCGGATCGGCGATCGCTATCGCAGGTAAAAAACTGTATGCCCTTGTGGATGAAAAAGAAAAGTGCATTAAAAAGGCGTCCAAGGGCGCAAACTTGCCGCCCCTGGCAATCTTTACAATCGCGAGGGGTGACACAGTTGAAACTCGCAATGATGCGCCAACGTTTAAATTGGGAGGAAAAACATCACTAGATGAAAATGGGGAAGTGAAGCGCGCCGCTTCGTTTGAGCATCAGTTTATTTCAAGGCGGATTAAAAAGACATCTTTGATTAATGAAACGGAGAAATAACAATGAATACCATTGAAAAATTAAAAGAATTGATTGCCATACAAGGCCAAAACGGGAATTGGGATTACGATCCTTATATGCACGGTATGTATAATGGTATGGTAATTGCGCTTTCGGTTCTCGACGGGAAAGAGCCAGAATTCCGAGAAGCGCCCGCTAGGTGGTTAAGCCCGCATTATAAAGAAGGCGTTAAATGAAAATCCGCCTCGCTCTGGCACTGCCCTTTTACCTCGCGGGGCGATACAGTCGAAACACGAAATGACTCGCCTACATTTAAACTGGGAGGAAAAACAACACTAGACGAAAATGGAGAAGTGAAAAGAGTTGCCGCGTTTGAGCATCAGTTTATTTCGCGGCGGATTAAGAAAACATCATTGACAAATGAAACGGAGAATACATTATGAAACGAATTTTGGCATCTTTGGCGTCGGCTTGTATTTCGCCCGCTTTTGCCTGGGTGGCGGGCTTTGATTTCGACCATCGCGGTTTTGAGGCGGTTGCCGCATTGGCGGGGACGATATTTTTCTTCGGTTGGCAATTCGCCGCGCCGTGGTGGGAGAAAATTAAATGAAAATCCGCCTTGCTCTGGCATTTCCCTTTTACCTCGCGGGGATTGTGCTGGTCATGTTTGCGCAGATTGTCGAGGGGACTTTTGATTGGAAGAAAACGCTATGAATATAACCGCTATACATTTGACGCGCCAAACTAACGGTGAAACGAAAGTTTGGGTGAAAGTAAAAGGTAAATGGATCAATGTCATCAAAGCTAGCGGCGACATTATCTCGCACGTTACAGAAGTAGTCCCTGAAAAATTGCCGCCCGATGGGCCTTGCCCTTGCTGCGGAACTTTCGTAGATGATATGCGACAACGATATCGCTGCAATATTTGCAAAGACGACTTTTTAATTTGCAATAATCGATGCGTTAAGCCGTAAAAACAAAAACCCCGCCGAAGCGGGGTTTCTTTTAGACGATCCTGCCAGGGCGCATTATTTCTTGCCCTTGGCTGCCTTGTCGGGTGCGGCATTGGCCTGGGCGGTGTTAGTTTCCGCGCTTTCGGATGGCTTCGCTTCCGCCGTCTTCTTCGCCTGGGCGGCTTTCCAGTCGGCCAGCGCCTGGGCGCTGCGTGCTGGATCCGGGTCTTCAATCTCCGTTATCTGCGGCACGTTGTAGCCGCGTTCGATCTTCACCTGGGAGAACACGAAGCACTTGCCGACATAGCCGTGATCCGGGTACAGCTCGATCATTTCCTTGCGCATGACGGTCGAGATGATTGTTTGCATCTCTTCGTAACCATCGGTGTTGGTTTCCGGCACGTCCAGGTTGTCCACGAAAGCCACGTAAGCGGGCTGTTTCACGATTTTCTTGATTTCACCGGTGATCGGATCGGCTTCGATTTTTGGTGGCATCTCTTTGCCGATATGCATTTCGCCGGTAAAGCGAATCGCGTACTCTTTGCCCGCTTCGATTTTCAGCAGGTTGCGGGTGACGGATGCGGTTTTCTTGAAGCGTTTCAGAAGTGCGGACATAATTTTCTCCGATGAGTTTAGGTTGACTGCGGTTTGCAGTGGATAAATAATATCGCATCTTGATTTTCGATGCAAATATTTTTGTTGCACACTTTTACTATGTACACATATTATTTTCAGTGCGAACGCGGTAAGCGCGGCGTGCTTACGATGTTGAAAGCTATCAATCAGGGACAGGCGATAGAGAAAATCTATCTACGATATCCCACTTGGAAAATCACACTTATAACGAAGGGGCATTTCTATGAAACCATTGAGCGCTGTTTGTCAGACCCAAAAACGATGGCTTGTCCACGTTTTCACCAGTTACGGGCATCCGGTTTGCTTGGTGGAGTGCAACGCCCGCGACAGCGAAAGCGCAAAGAAGAAAGCCAGGGCGGTGATGACCAAACAAGGCAGGGCAGCTTGGCTTTATAGCTATGTCGCTGTCGATAGGAAAAATCAATCATAGACGTTTCGTTGTCGTGGGATAATCTATCTAATAACAAATGGAGAAATTTTTATGTACACTGCTTTTTGCGACATTCTTGCCGGTGGTATCTACAAAGGGACTATCGTTTTGCGGTCGTCGCCCATCATGGAAGTCGCGCAAAACTCCGCTGCTAACTGGTTCCTGGACCCGCAAATGCAACACTTGCGTTCTTTCTATGAGCGCGAGTATGACGATGCGGAGTTTGTCTCTTACTATAAAAAGGTATCGTGATGCTTGAGACTACCATTGTCAATTCAGTTGAAATGCAGTGCGCGGCGCTGGCTGTTCTGCTGGCGCGCAAGAAGCCGTTTCTGTTGTCGCTGATGGCGAAGTGTGGGCCGGTGTCGGTGTTGCGGGTTGTCATTGATCGGTATGAATCTTCTGAAACGGCGCAGAACGATATGTACCGCTACTTTGCGCAGGTCAACGCATATGTCGATGGCAAATTGATGTCGGATTGCCTTGTGCATGATCTGATGGTGGTCACCGAGAAGCAATTCGGTGACTGCGTTTTTTCAATCGTGGTGGAGAAATTGGAGATTTGAAATTGGAAACTATCAAAGAAGTTTTGATGCGGCGCGACGGTATGGGCGATGCGGAAGCGGAAGAATTGATTCAAGAAGCCAAACAAGCCCTTCGCGATTATCTGGACGATGGTGACGAAGAAAGCGCCCACGATGTTTGCGAAGAATATTTCGGGTTGGAACCTGACTATATTGTGGAGCTTTTATGAACGGGAAAAAAGCTAAAGCGCTGCGGCGCATCGCCCGTCAACAAACACCCGACCAGCCGGAGCGTGACTACAAAGATTCCGCTACCGGGGCCGTCCTGGTGGACGCTATCACGACTCGCGGCGTGCTGAAATTTTTCAAGCGCGAGATCGAGGCGGGGCGGTTCAAACTCAATAAAGGGGCATGACGTGAAAGCCATCAACGCCGCCAACAAACCCGCGCAAATGACCCCATACGAGGAAGGGGCCGCATCTTATGCCAAGGGCATCAAGATCAGCAAGAACCGCTACTCCTTTGGCACTCAAGCTTACGAGTCCTGGGCGGAAGGGTGGCGCGATGCGGAATTTAAAGACAACAATCAAAAAGGGAGCGACGGAGCATGAGGCGTGTACATTGCTTTACTTGCGGATTGAAGTTCAAGCTTGCGGGGCGCGTGTTTCGTTGCCCGCGATGCGGGGCGACAAAATGATTAAGCCGCATATCAAACTAACGTGCCCCGGTGGTATGTGGGTCTGTGTGGGCGCAGGAAATTGGGGATATGGGGATAATCCTTTATCGGCGTATGTCAAATGGATGCAGAATTTTAATGGTCCCGCCAGCGCGTATTCACGTCTACTTCATCAAAACTTTTAGGTAAGATGCTTAGAAAAATATACGCCGCATAAATTAAACGCCGCGCAATGCGGCGTTTTTATTTTGTGCTATAATTTAGTTGTCGCTAAATTTGATGGAGTGAAAAATGTATCACCAGAGACTTGGTATCCGAGAAGTCGAGCGCGATCCTATTTGGCTTGTTTGTGATGACTTCGGGAATTTGAAACACATAAATACTTTGTCGCTGATCGCATTGGGCAATGAAGTCGCGTGCAACAAAACTGAGGAATGGAAAAATTTGGAAGCAAATATTGCAATCGCAAAATTCTATGCTAAAATGTAGGTGTTGTTAAACAAATTCACGGAGAAATTTTTATGCCACATTTTGTTATTGAAGTTTTTGGGAAACGCGAAACTATTGTCGAAGCCGACGAACAGATTTCCGCTATCGAGCAATACGCGGCCCAGGCACGCGCCGGGGATATCGTGGGCGTGGCGGCGCGGCCTATGCGCGTCGCTTTCGATCTGGAAGCCTACCCGTTCGAGCCGGGGCGCAACGGTATGAAGATCGTCAACTAAGTCAAGTCCTTCCCGCAATTGTTAAATCCCTGATCGCCCTTCCTCTAGGGCGATTTAACATTCCCTGTTGTAAAAATACCCGTCGCATCCGCTATAGTCTGCGTGTCTGCGTGGCTCAATG